TGCTTTCGCAGGAACATTCCAATGGGGCCCTGTTGATGAAGTAGTAACAATTTCAGACCAAAAAGGATTAGTAGAGAATTTTCACGAACCTGCTAACACCAGTGGATCTGCAGAGGACTACTATTCAGCTGAAGGATTTTTAAGATATGGTTCTTCTCTAAGAGTAGTTAGAATAAACTCTACAGGATTGTTTAGTGCGAATTCAGCTGGACACGCAACGACATTGCTAAAAAATGACGATGACTATGTCCAATCTTACCGAAGTGGTGCCTTATCAGGTACAGCAGGAAGGTGGGTAGCCCGTCACGCAGGAGTTTTAGGTAACTCCTTAAAAGTATCTGTATGTTCAACTGCAAACGCTTATTTTGAAGATAACGCAGGAACAACTACAGCTAGTAACGCAGTTGGAGCTCTATCCATAACAGGTGTTGCAAACGCAACTACACTATTTAAGGTAAGAGATATTATCACATTTGATAATCACACTCAAGAATACAGGATTACAGCTGCTTCAGGTACAACTTTAACCATTGAAGCAATTCAACAACCTGCAAACACAGGATTAACTACAGCAGTTGACGGTTCAAGTACACCAGTCAACATTAACAGATTTTGGGAGTTTCATTCTTTCTTTGATAAAGCCCCAGGCACTTCCGCATCTGCAGCCGCTGTCGGTGCATCATTAGACGAATGTCACGTAGTAGTAAGTGACGAAGACGGTGTGTGGTCTGGAACTCAAAACGAAGTTCTAGAAACATTCTCATTCGTATCACTTGCAAGTGACGCTAAAGACGCTCAAGGTGCATCAAATTACTACAGAGACGTAATAGAAAGAAAATCAGAGTACATATACTGGTCAGGACACTCCGTAGGAGATGACGGTTCACCAGTTACAGGTACACATGATTCTTCTGGCGAACACAGAACATTAGCACAATCAGTTGCAGACCCATTCGGTGCAATCGATTTACCAGTAGTTGACTCACTATCAGGTGGTTCAAATGGTAGACACCCAACCGCTTCTGAGAAGTTCGGCGCATGGCAAACACACTTTGCTGACGCAGAAACTGTAGATATTTCTTTCTTAATCGTAGGTTCTTCAAGAACTGATAATGGTTCAGGAACAGAACAAGATATTCTAAATGATTGGACAACTTTAACAAACCAAGCGATTCTTCTTTGTGAATCTAGAAAAGATTGTATGGCAATCGTATCACCAAGAAAGAATGACGTAGTTGGAGTTTCCTCAGAATCATCACAATCTGCGAATGTTATCGCTTCCGCTAATACTGCAACAAGTTCTTCTTATTCAGTTATGGATAGTGGTTGGTTATACATTTACGAAAGATATAACGACAAATACTGTTGGATTCCAGGCAATGGACATACTGCAGGTCTAATGGCAAGAAGTGACTTATTAAGAGACCCATGGTTCTCACCTGCTGGTTTCTCAAGAGGTCAATACTTAGGTGTAACTAAACTTGCATTTAATCCTTCACAATCGTCTAGAGACGACTTATACAGTGCAAGGGTTAACCCAATTGTTACATTCCCAGGCCAAGGAACAGTCCTATTTGGTGACAAAACTATGTTATCAACACCTTCTGCATTCGATAGAATCAATGTAAGAAGATTGTTCATAGTCCTAGAGAAAGCAATCGCAACTGCCGCTAAAGCGCAACTCTTTGAATTCAATGACGCATTCACTAGAGCACAATTTAGAGCTGCTGTAGAACCTTTCTTAAGAGACGTGAAGAACAGACGTGGTCTTATAGATTTTTCAGTATTGTGTGACGAAACAAACAACACTGATAGTGTTATCGATAGAAACGAATTTGTATGTTCAATCTTCGTTAAACCTAACAGGTCGATTAACTTTATCACTCTTAACTTTGTAGCTGCTAGGTCAGGTGTAGAGTTTAGTGAAATTTACGGTGCAGTCTAAGGGAGAAATAAATGGCAACAATAGATGAATTTAAAGCGCAACTAATCGCTGGTGGCCCTAGAGCTAATAGGTTCCGAGTCTTCATACCTAGAACAGGTAATAAGATAGAGTTTCTATGTCAAGCTGCTCAGATTCCCGCTATGACTGTCGGTCAGGTTACAGTTCCATTCAGAGGAATGAACTTAAAACTTGCTGGAGACAGAACTTTTGAAGCATGGACAGTTACTGTAATCAACGATGTTGAATTCAGTGTAAGAAATGCCCTAGAATCATGGCAGTTGGATATCAGTCAGTTAGACTCAGGTATCGGTGCGATTAATAACGATTACTTGTTATCACGAGCATTCGTTGAACAGTTAAACAAAGATGACTCAGTCCTTGCGAGATACGAATTCTTCAATATGTTCCCTCAAAATATCGGTGGTATTGAACTGAATATGGGAACTGCTGACGAAATTGAAACTTTTGAAGTTTCATTTGACTATTCTCACTGGGAAAGAGTTATTTAATAAAGTGAATTACAACCCTTTTAGGGTGGTATAAATATTAGTATGGAAATATTTGGGTTTGAAATATCCCGTAAAAAGGATGAACTACGAAGTATAGAGGTGTCTAAGGCACCTTCCTTCGTCCCCCCTGTTGAAGATGACGGTACACCTGTCATTCAACAACAACCAGGCGGGTTCATATCAGGTGGAGCATACGGTTCCTACATTGATATGGAAGGTGGTATCAAGAATGAGGTTGGTCTCATTACAAGATACCGTGAAATATCTCTAATCCCTGAGTGTGACTCAGCGATTGAAGATATTGTTAATGAGTGTATTACATCGGATTCTCAAGACAAGATTGTATCACTCGACCTCAGAGACGTAAAACTTTCTGATAGTATCAAAAACAAGATACATGACGAGTTTAATCATATTCTTGCCTTAATGAAGTTCAATCAGAACTCTCACGAATTATTCCGAAAATGGTACATAGATGGAAGGATATACTTCCATAAGGTCGTTGACGGCAAACGTCCGAAAGCAGGTATTGTAGACCTAAGAAACATTGACCCACTTAAAATTAAGAAGGTCAGAAATGTAATCAAAGGTAAATCGGACAAAGCAGGTGTTGACGTAATAAAACAAGTTGAAGAATTTTTTGTCTTCAACGATAAAGGTTTTGATAAATCTTCAGCGAATGACGGAACGTCCGTGAAGATTGCTCCCGAAGCAGTATCATATACTACATCGGGTTTATTAGACTACACAAAGAACGTAGTCATTGGGTATCTTCATAAAGCATTGAAGACTGCAAACCAGTTATCAATGATGGAAGACGCACTAGTTATCTATAGGATATCACGTGCACCCGAAAGAAGGATTTTCTACATTGACGTAGGTAACCTTCCAAAGGCAAAAGCAGAACAGTATTTGTCTGAGGTTATGAACAAGTATAGAAATAAACTTGTTTACAATGCAGACACAGGTGAAATCAAAGATGATAGAAAACATATGTCTATGTTGGAAGATTTTTGGTTACCTAGGAGAGAAGGTGGACGTGGGACAGAGATAACAACTTTGCCAGGCGGACAAAATCTCTCGGAGATAGAAGACATTGAATACTTTAAGTCGAAGTTATACAAGAGTTTAAGTATTCCAGCTTCTAGAATGGAATCAGACGCAGGATTCAATTTGGGACGTGCGTCCGAAATCCAAAGAGATGAACTTAAGTTTAATAAGTTCACAAATAGACTTCAAAAGAAGTTTAGTAGGGTATTTGTTGACGTTTTAAGAACTCAATTGATACTAAAAGAAATTGTAAGTGGCGAAGAATTTGACAAAATAGTCAAAGACTTTGTACAGTTTGATTATGCTAGCGATAACCACTTCGCAGAGTTGAAAGACGCTGAAATTATGCGTGAGAGACTTGAGACTTTATCAACCGTAGACGAGTATGTTGGTAAGTATTATTCTCAGGAGTTTGTACGTAAGAATATCTTAATGCAAACAGAAGAAGAAATGAAACTTATGGACAAACAAATGGAAGACGAGGGTGGAGACGAAGAAGGTGGTGACGATGAATTTGGGGGATTTTAATAAATGACTGAAATAGCAAAAAAAATAGTTGACGAAATAGAACAAGGTAAGTTGCAAGACGCTAAGGATTCTATTTTTGACGGCATTAAAGAGAAAGCTGCCCAAGCAGTGGACATGAAAAGAGTGGAAGCAACGGTTGATTGGATGAAAAATGAACCTGAAGCTACAGTAGAGGAAGAGTAAATGAAATCTTTTGCATCTATATCAAGAGAACTTTATGAGGCAAAATTTAAATTGCCTAAAAAACATAAAGAGCTTAAGTTAGATAGCATGAAAACTGGTGGAAAGACCTACAACATTACCTATACTAAAATGGGTAAAGACATTTACGCATTCGTTAATAATAATGAAACAGGGCCTTACAAGGACTTGAAGGACGCAGAAAAATCTGTGAAGGAATTATCCAAACTCTTT